TTATGATTATAGCATTATTATTAGGGACCTTATATGGTCTTATAATAGGATTAATACCAGCAGCCGGAGCCACAACAGGACTTGTAGTTCTATTTGGTTTTATGTCTTATTTCTCAGACCCGTACTTAGGAGTTATATTTTGTATGGCCGTGGTTGCAGCCTCTACCACAGGTGATACTTATTCAGGTATTTTGTTAGGAATTCCTGGAGCTAACTCAGCCGCTGCCACAATGGTCGACGGTCACCCTCTAGCCAAGCAAGGTAAAGCAACGTATGCTCTTACAGCTGCAATAACAACCTCAACTGTCAATGGTCTCTTATGGGGAACACTCACATTCGCCCTACTCCCTTGGTATACAAAGCTTATGATGGTCTTTGGCATACCAGAGATGTGGGCATTTGTTATGTTAGCTCTTGTCTGTGTTGGATTTGTATCTAATAAGTGGTGGATTAGAAGCTTAATTGCTATATTAATTGGATTATTCTTAGGAAGTATAGGCACTAACCCAGTGACAAATGCCGACAGGTTTACGTTTGGTTGGGAATATCTAGGAGCTGGTATTCAAATTATGCCAATGGTTGCTGGTCTATTTGCCTTCCCAGAAATATTAGATGGTTGGAGAAAACAAGATAGAATTTCACAACATAATAATGCTAAAGGACAAACACTAGAAGGAATTAAAGCCGCATGGAAATATAGATGGGATTCAATAAGAGGCGGAGCAATAGGAGCCTTTATTGGTTTCCTTCCAGGACTTGGTGGTGCAATGGGAGATTGGATGGCGTATGGTTCAGCTGTTGCAGCTAATCCTAAAGAAGAATTTGGTAAAGGAAATATAAGAGGTGTTATAGGTTCAGAAGGAGCTAACAATTCTCAGAAAGCTACATCAATGATTCCCACAGTTTTATTTGGAATCCCTGGTGCTTCATTTGCTGCGGTACTAATGGCTTTGTTTATGTACTTGGGATTTGAATTGGGTGCACCTGACCTTGCTTATGATACAAGATTTTTTGATAGTTTATTTTTTGGTTTTATGTGGGCTACTGTTTTAGTAGGTATATTATGCATTGTGTTTAATAAATACATCTCAAAGATATCCTCATGGCCTTATAAATATTATTTCCCAATCCTTGTGGTGTTTATCACATGGGCTTGTTCTCAATACACGGGTGGTTGGGAAGACTATGCTATATTGATATTATGCTCGGCTCTTGGAGTCTTTTGTAAAGCATATAAATATAGTAGACCGGCTTTGCTAATGGCCTTTATATTAGCAATGAAAGTAGAAACGTTGACTATTCAGATGACCACTCTATATACTATAGATACTCTTATGATTAGGCCAATATTTATAATTTTAATTTTAACAATTATAGCGGTGGCGACGCTGTCTATAAAGAAAAACAAACTGGAGTATACATGAAAAAACTACTAGCACTTTGCCTTATGGCATTTACAACATCAGCCTTAGCTGATTATATCTTTGTTGTACCACAAAAACCTGGAAGTGGAACAAGCCAATGGGCACAAATTGTGGCTACACAACTTGAACCTTTCCTAGGAGAAAACATAACCATTAAACATATACCAGGAGCAAGAGATATTCCTGGCTTTAATGAATTCCATAACTCTTTAAGAACATCTGATAAGATTGTTATGGTTTCACATGGTGGTAATGGAGTTAGCTTTTTACAAGAAAAAGTTGATTATGATTATAGAGATTATGACTCTATTGGTCTTATGAATTTAAATATTATAGCAGCCAAACGTATTGGTGAGAATATGGATTATCCAAAATTTTCTGCAGGCTCTGGTAAAGTACCAGAAGCTTGGGCTATGGCATTATTAATTTGTGGTAATAAGTCAACATCAATGGATTATTATATTGCTTGCTTTAATGAGCATGTGACATGGGTTAATGGAATGTCAAACTCTGAAAGGAGATTAGCGTTTAAACGTGGTGAGCTTAATGGAACAAGAGAGAACCCAGCTGCTTATAAAAAGCATGTTGAGACTGATGAGAATGCAGAAATTTGGTTCCATCATGGTATACTCCAAGCAGATGGAAGTCATGCTGATGACCCTAATCATCCAGGGTTCCAATTAGAAATTTTATTTGAAGAACGTTGGGATGCACCACCATCTGGAGAATTTTATGATGCTTATAAACTTGTCAAATCATTTAGAGATGGTATGCAAAAAGCTTTATGGGTTAATAAAGGAAATCCAAATACATTCCTTTTAAGAAATGCTTTACATCAAATGAGCTTAGACCCAGATGCAGTTGCAGCTATTCAAAAGAAAGTTGGTAATTATGAATGGATGATTGGTGAGGAAGGTAATGCACAGGTGGATACCCTTATGGAACTCATTACTGAAGATACTCTTAAGAATTTAATTCGTTTTAATATAGAAGCATTAGGATTAGCTTCAATATATAAAGAAAATCTTATAATGGAAGTAGAAGTACCAACAACATCTATAGATGTAAGAGGATAAATTTATTATAAACTGTTTACAATTACACTAAACTGTGATATAATATATGTATAAATAGATTTGACGATGCCGAAAGGGTCGTCAATAACCGTAGCATTTTGCTACAATTATAACCTTGCTATAAAAATAGGAGGTCAATTATGACAAACTTAGCATTTAACTTCCCAAGGGATACGTTCTTGGGATTCGATCAACTTTTTAATAACTTAGCGGAAATGAATGTAGAAAGCGCCAGAGGCGTTGGCTATCCCCCGTATAATGTTATCAAAAGAGATGACGGTCACTTTTTAATCGAAATCGCTGTTGCAGGATTTAAGAAAGAGGACATTAACTTAACTCTTGAAAAAGGAGTTTTAACTATTACCGGTAAACATAAGGGTGCCGCTAATACAAGAGATTACGCCCATCGTGGTATTTCTCAAAGAGCGTTTGAACGTTCATTCACATTAATCGACACCATCAAAGTTGTTGGAGCTGATATTGTAGATGGATTGCTTGTAGTTGTTTTGGAGAACGATATTCCAGAAGAGGACAAGCCTCAAACTATTAATTTAGGTGACCTGCCTAAGCATGCTAAAAAGCTATTGCTAGGCTAATAAATACTAAGGAGCACTATGGCATATTCAGCAGCAGTTTTAGACCACTATAACAATCCACGCAATGTGGGTAAGATGGACTTAGGCGACCCAAATGTGGGTACTGGTATGGTAGGTGCTCCTGCTTGTGGCGACGTTATGAAGTTACAAATCAAAGTAGAGAAAGATATTATACAGGACGCAGTATTTAAATGTTATGGCTGTGGTTCTGCAATAGCATCTTCTTCTATTATAACAGAAATGTTAAAAGGTATGACACTTGACGACGCAGAGCAAATTAAAAATGTAGAGGTAGTTGAACAACTCAACTTGCCTCCAGTTAAAATACACTGCTCAGTTTTAGCTGAGGATTCAATTAAAGCAGCAATCAAAGATTATAAAGCAAAACAAATATGAATGAATTAATTAGATTAATCCGGCTCACGTCGGGTGAAGAGATTCTTGTCAATATAAAAGATATTAATAAGAAAATAACAACCGTAACAGACCCCGTAATATTAATCCCTGACCCAGGCGAACATGGTCGAATTAGCTTTATGCCTTATTTAAGCTATTGTGAGATGGATGAATTAATTATTAAGGAAGACCATATAATGTTTATATGTGAACCTGAAGAAAATCTCCAGCAAAAATATAGAGATATGGTTGAAGGCAAAATTAAATTACACACACCACCACAACAGGAAATATTTCAATAAATCTATTTACTTTCGGTAAGATTTATGGTATAATATTATCATGAATAATACTTTCTACACTAATGCTTTTCGCCACGGAAAAGTAATTAAATATACTGGTTATAAGAATGGTAAAAAAGTAAGCTATACTGTTCCATTTGCACCAACCCTATTCGTCACAAGCAAAGAAGATAAAACACTGACTCTAGTCAGCTGGACTGCACTTGATGGCACACCAGTAGAACCAATTGTGTTTGGAAGTATGAGTGAGTCTACTGATTTTATAAAACAATATAAAGATGTTCCTAACTTTAAAGTGTATGGCAATACTAATTATGTTGCGCAATTTCTTAATGAGAAATTCCCTGGGAATATAGAATGGGATAGAAATATTATTAATGTTACTTCACTTGATATTGAAGTAAAATATGGAGAGGGTTTCCCTGACCCAGATATGGCTGACCAAGAAGTTACAGCCATCACAATGAAAAACAATATAGATGATGTCTATTATACATTTGGTTGTGGCGAGTATGATACATCTAAATCCCTTATGCAAACTCATGAGGTAAGATATATTAAATGTCAGAACGAGAGAGAATTACTACACAAGTTTGTATTTCATATGAATCACACTTCCCCTGATGTTCTTACTGGTTGGAATATAGAATTTTTTGATATCCCGTACTTAGTTAATAGAATAGCAAAAGTCAATGGTGGGAATAAAGAGAAATTGTTATCTCCTTGGAGAATGATAGACAAAAGAGAAATCAATACAGGCTACGGGCAAGCCCGTACTAGATATGAATTAAAAGGTATTACTATTCTTGACTATATGCCAATCTTTAAAAAGTTTAGTTATCAATATGGTCCACAAGAATCTTATAAGTTAGACCATATTGCTAATATAGTTCTTGGTGAAAAGAAGTTAGACTTCGGTGAGGCTTCTAATTTAAATGAATTATATACAAATGACTATCAAAAGTTTATTGATTATAATATAAAAGACGTTGAGCTTATAGACCGTATGGAAGATAAGCTTGGACTTATTACTTTATGTTTGACAATGGCATATAAAGGTGGTGTCAATTATGATTCAGTTCTAGGGACTGTTGCTATTTGGGATTCATTAATTTATAGACATCTATATGAATATAAAATAACAATACCACAAAATGAGGAATCATTTAAAAGCGCATATCCTGGTGGGTATGTTAAAGAACCTCAAGTAGGAATGCATGACTGGGTATGTTCATTTGATTTAAATTCTCTATATCCATCAATAATTATGCAGTATAATATGTCTCCCGAGACTATACTTCCAGCAAATGATGAGCCTGGAGTTAATGTTGAATCTGTTCTTAATGGCGAGATAAAAAATGTTGAATACTATACAGCTCTTGCAGTAAATGGCGTTCGCTTTGATACAAAAAAGCAAGGTGTATTCCCAATAATAATCCAAAAATTATATGATGAACGCGTTAAATTCAAACAAAAACAAATTAAAGCTGAACAAGAATTAGAATTATGTGGCAGTAAATCAGAGCAATATGATATTGAAAAACGTATTGCCTTAGCTAAGAATCAACAAATGGCTCTTAAGATTCTGCTTAATAGTTTATATGGCGCGATAGGTAATAAATGGTTTAGATATTTTGATATGCGTATTGCCGAGGGTATTACTCTTACTGGCCAAGCAACTATCAAATGGGCTGAGAAATATTTGAATGAATATCTTAATAAGACATTAAAAACTGATAAAGATTATGTAGTTGCCATTGATACTGACTCAGTATATGTTACCCTTGATGAATTTATTAAACGTTTTAAACCAGCAAACCCTGTCAATTTTCTAGATAAACTATGTTCCACCTCAATAGAAGAAGCTCTTGAAAAAGCTTTTGATGAATTATATTATTCACTTGGTGGTTATGAAAATAAAATGGTTATGGGAAGAGAAGTAATTGCCGACCGAGGTATATGGACAGCAAAGAAAAGATATATTCTAAATGTGCATGACAATGAAGGTGTGCGTTATACAAAACCTCATTTAAAAATTATGGGTATTGAAGCTATTAAATCTTCTACTCCTGCAATATGTCGCAAAGCATTAAAAGAAATGTTTAAAAGAATTATTGAAACTAATGAGATAACAGTTCAAGCAGATATACAAAACTTTAAGAAAGTATTCTCTCAAGCGTCAGCCGAAGAAGTTAGTTTCCCTCGTTCTGTACAGAATATTAAAAAATGGAATGATAAAGAAACCATATATAAAAAAGGTACACCAATTCATGTTAGGGGTGCGCTTTTACATAATGAATTAATTAGAGATAAAAAACTAAATAATAAAATAGAAAAAATACATAGTGGTGACAAGGTTAAATTCACATACCTTGTTAAACCAAATCCTATAAAAGAAAATGTAATTTCATTTATAGATTTTCTGCCAAAGCAATTTAATCTTGATGAATATGTTGATTATAATCTCCAGTTTGAGAAGACATTTATTAGTGCTATTGAACCAGTATTATCTGCAGTCGGCTGGGAAAGTGAGAAAACTATATCTTTAGAATCTTTTTTCGTATAATCTATTTACTTTTAGCATTAAATATGATATAATATAACAAATGGAGAAATTATGAGTAAAAACTGGGCAAAAGATATTAATAAAATGCACAGAAAATATGGTGTCCATGAATGGGTAGCCAATGCTAGTGCATTTCAATTGCGTAAATATATAGAATTCCGATTTGATTTTCTTAAAGAGGAGATGGATGAAACACGGGAAGCAATTATTTATGAGGATTCTGAAGAACTTGTTGATGGCCTTATTGACCTTTGTGTTGTTGCTATTGGTACGTTAGATGCAATGGGCGTTAGCGCGCATAAAGCATGGAACGAAGTTTATAAAGCTAATATGACAAAAGAGGTTGGTGAAAAACCTGAAAGGCCAAACCCATTAGGAATTCCAGATTTAATTAAACCGGAAGGTTGGGTAGCACCAAGTCATGAAGGTAATCATGGGCTTATTCCTAATTCCCATAAGGGCCAAGTCCAAGAAGAAATTTGGATTAAAGAGCAAAAGGAAAAAGAGCTTAAAGAAAATATGTTGAAAGCTAATAAAGCAAGAACTGAAATTAGTGGAAAACATAATACAAGATGGACTCCTAATGCTATAGAGGAATATGATGGCTAAGCAATCTTGGAACGACTGGATATTTTCTAAAACACATACCTATGACTTATGGTTGCAAAGGTATAAAGGTAAAACAGTTCATGACCTTAGTGTTATGGAACATACTAAATTTTCTAAAGAGTATAAATCTTGGAAAGAAGGAAACATAAAGAAAGTACATTGAATTATTCACTCACAATATTTAAATCAATATATGATAATAAAACGCATAGGCGTTTAAACTTTAGTTCTTATAAGACTTTTGAAAAAATGTTTTTTGAATTAGCACAAGAATCTCGTAAGGATAAAAAATCAGCTCCTTTAATGTCACCCGCCATATATACAGAAAAATCAACAAGGGCAAATGATAATGTCTTAGGTTGGGCTGGTTGGTGTGCTGTAGATATAGATGAAGGTGATTGGCATGGTGAGACCCTCACAAAAGATATAATTGAAAAGTATAGTAAATGGAATCATATATGTTATAGCACAGCATCATCTACATTTGAAAAACCAAAATTTAGATTGGTGTTCCCATTATCTAAAGCTGTTCATAAAGATTCAATCAAACATTTTTGGTATGCTCTCAATAAAGAGTTAGGAGATGTTGGTGACCCTCAAACAAAAGATTTGTCTAGGATGTATTATGTCCCTGGAAAATATGAAGGTGCATATAATTTTATATACAATAATTTTAATGGTATTGACATGGACCCACTTGAAATTATAAGTAAGCATGATTATGTTGAGAGGTCAGGTTCTTTAATGGATAATCTACCTCCAAAAATAAGAGAACAATTACTTGCTCACCGTAAAAATACAATGACAAATACAAATATCACTTGGAGTAATTATAGGGATTGCCCATTTGTTAATAAGAAATTAGTTAAGGAATACAATGAAATAACTGATACTGGCTGGTATGCAAAGATGTATGCCATTATGACCTCCATTGCTGGTAATGCAATACGTAGAAAATATCCAATAACTGCACAGGAGATAACCACATTATGCAAAGAAATTGATTATGAAAATGGACACTGGTACAAGTCAAGACCATTCGACAAAGAAGCTGAAAGAGCTATTGAGTTCGTTTACTCAAATCAGTAATATAGTAAATACCCTTGAAGTAGAAGTAACCCAAGAATGGCTAGATACTTTTTGGTCAGGTTGGAAGCCTAGCTATTCAAGTAAAGAAAATTATAGAGCTGAAGCTTTAGAAAGAACTCTTATTATGCAAGGCCTTGCTTATCAAGAAAAATTCTCAAATGGCAAACCTATTTACTATCACGACAGTATTTTTCCAAGTTGGCCGTGGATAAAAATTGATTGGAAAAGAGACCCAGGAACTGGAAATGTTTCAGTTAAACCAGATGTAGAACATTACCCAGCTGAACATATGAACTATATTGGAATATATAAATCCCTATTTAATAATGATAAGGATTTTGAACTTGGTGATATTTTAAAATGGAAATGTATTGCTATTGTTCCTAAGGAAGTAGTCATCGCCAACTGGTTTACCAAACCTAGCACTAAGAAATACTATAATTTATATAACCCACAAAAATATTTATTATGGTTAAAGTCTATGTACAATCACTATAAAATATGATATAATATAACTATGAAATTTGATAAAGAAAAGCCACCTATGGCTCTAATTCCACCTGAACCTCTTTATGAAGTAGCCGATGTATTTCGGTTTGGTGCTGAAAAATATGGTATGAACAATTGGCGAGATGATGGTGACAAAACAGAATGGGCTCGCACTTATTCTTCTATTCAACGTCACCTAAATAAATTTTGGGAAGGTGAAGATATTGACCCTGAATCTGGTAAGTCTCATTTAGCTCATGCCACTACTCAAATGTTAATTTTAATGGTACACCAAATGGAGCATCCTGAAATGGATGATAGATATAATGTTGATGGGAGGCTAGTTAAATATGTTGATTAGACCATATACAGTTAGAGATGTAAGAGATTATTTTGTTGCAGCAAAAGGACATAAATATGCCACAACCACAGATAAGACTGGTGTTAAATGCATTGAATTAATTGGTGCATCATTTGAAGCAGATGAAGCAGCAATATTTGGTTCACCAAATATAGAATATATCCAAAAAGAAATTAGTTGGTATCATTCCCAGTCACTTAATATTAAAGACATATATGGTACTGAACGTCCGCCACCAGAAGCATGGCAATATGCTGCATCTCCCCAGGGCTTCATTAATTCAAATTATGGTTATTTAATATGGTCTGAAGAAAATGGCAATCAATATAAAAATGTATTAGAAGAATTAAAAAAATATCCAGATGGTCGTAGAGCTATGATGGTTTATAATAGACCAGAAATATGGGATGATTATAATATGCTAGATATGAATGATTTTATATGCACAAATGCTGTGGCTTATTATATAAGAAATGATTATTTAAATTGTTGTGTACAAATGCGCAGTAATGATGTTGTGTATGGTTATAAAAATGATTATGCATGGCAACAATTTGTATTACATGAATTGGCTAATGAACTTGGTCTAGAACCAGGAAGAATGATTTGGCAAGTCCAAAATCTGCATGTTTATGAGAAACATTTTGATTTAGTTAAACCTAAAAATTATATGGCATGAAAATAGCATTTATATTTGGAAAAGGAATAGACGGCTGTGGAGTAACAAGGGGAGCTTTAATCTTTGAGAATTATCTTAGACAAGCTGGCCATGATACTTTCATAGTTGATTTTGATAATGGACAAACTTTTGGTAGAGCTCAAGATGCTGATTGGCATGGTGAAGTACTTAAAGTAAATAAAAAAGTTAATGATGTAGATACATCTGTAGTTGACAAGATTAATTCATGCAACATAGCTATATTTCATTCTCACCCTACCCGTAAGCAAGCACAATATTCTGATAGATACCGCAGGTTTCTAGAAAAAATAGACCAACCTATTATTGTTATGCATGACCATGCAATAGCTAAGACAAATGTTAATGCTGTTCCACAAGCTTGTGAAATATTTTCTAAGGCTGATGTATGTGTTATACAAAGTTTAGTTGGTTATTCAAATGAAGCTTATACTAATTTTGACCCTGGTTTATCTAATGTTATAATGGAGAATCCTATTTGGTTAGACCCTAAAGAATATGATATATTTAATAAGAAAGCAGAAGATAGACAAAAGCATTTATTATATCTTGGAAGAATGTCTCCATTAAAAGACCCAGCAATGATTTGTAGAATGGATAGAGATGATATGAAAGATTGGGACCTATCTATTATTGGTTGTGAAAATTCTATCTCGTCAGTGTCCATGTATTCTGATGACTTAACAATTAATCCTTCACCTTATGTACCAGCATTTAGACAAAAAATATATCAACATTCATTAAATAAGCAAGGGGTATATACTTTAAATGATAAAGAAAAAGCTAAAAATGGAAGAATTAATTCATATGACAGATACAAATATGATTTTGGTATGAATTCACTAGGCACATCCTTTGCTTCTTGGTGTGGATATAAATTATCTAACACTGCTGAATATGGTAACCGTATGGAATATACTATGATTGAGTCATTCCTATTGACTCTCCCAATTATTAATACCCACTTTGCTGAGAATGGATATTCTCCTGAGGGAAAACTATGGGGTGAATATGATGGTCCATTAATTTGTCAAGCAAGAGAAGAAGATTATTTAGCTGATAAATTAAATTATCTATGGGATAATAAATCAGAATGGAATGAAAGAACTAAAGCATGTAGAGATTTAATATTTAAATTTAATTCTATTGAAAACCTTGGT